TCGCAATCGACAAAGACTGCCCATTCCGTTTCCGTGAGCCGCGCCAGTTCCGGCACGAGGAACCTTGAATGACTGAACTGCGTCGAGAAAGGACGCCCGTCCACTTCGCAGATGTACTGCCCAAGAGCGTCAATCTTCCACGGCCGCTTGAACAGCCCAGAGTTCCTCAAGGGCTTGTGCATCAGCGGAATGACTTCCACCGGGATGCTCGCACGCTTCAATATGGAATGCTTGCAAACGTCGTAGGCTGTCTGTTCGCGATCGTCGTAGCCGATGTATATCTTCATTGCACAAGCACTCCGAAGCCGTCCTTTTCGCGGGTGAACATATGGACGCTGAAAACCCGGCAAAGCCGGTCCAGCCACCAGCTTGACGGCTCTATGATCCGGTGTGCATTCGTGCCGTCTGCCAAAATCGTTTCGGCAGGTCGTGTCGAGATCGTGAAAATGCCAATCTTCTTCGTCAGACGCCTGATGTCTTGCAAGACGTCGTCAAGGTACTCAGGCTCAATATGCTCAAGGACATCAATGCAGACCACGAGGTTATGTGGCGGTGGCGACACGTCCAGCCCCGGAATGCCGGGATCGTAGCCCGACACCTCAATGCCGTGGGGGGCCAAGGCATCCCTAAGCCTCTGCTTGCCGCATCCGTAGTCGAGAACTTTCTTGAAGCCGTTATCCTTGCAGAACTTCAAGATGGCAGAAGCATTGGCTTGAGCCGCCCGTCCCCACTCCGGGTTATCCTCGTGTGTCTTGATCTGCAGTTGCTTGTATTCGTCGCTAATCAGGTTGGATTTGCTCATAAACATCCTGGATGTAATGCCCGTTGAACTCGCGCAGTCGCCTGTCCATCCGCTTGCCGAGGTCATATGACTCCTCGATCAGCGTCGTGAACTTGGATGCCAGTTCCGGGTCTTTTGGCTTCAATTCGTCATCCACCATCTTCAGCAACTGCCGCTGAACCTCACAGATGGTGCGCCAGCCACTCTTTGCGGGCTCAAGGGACTTATCCCTGATGAAGTATTGCAGGGGGCGCTTGTGTGTCTTCATGTGTGCAATCACCTGCCTGAGTTCTTGATATAGACCTGTGACATGTAATCGACCGAATTCTCCCGCAACTTGGCGTCCATGCGCTTGCCGAGATCATAACACTCCTCGACCAGGTCAGAGAGACGCGCAGCCAGGGCCTCGTCCTTCGGCTTTATTTCGTCATCAACGATTTTCAATATGTTGCGGTGAACCTCGCAGATGGTGCGCCAGCCAACCGTTTTAGGCTCCAGCGAGCGACCCCTTATGAAATACTTAAGGGGGCGCTTCTTGCCGCTCACGCAGCCCTCGCCTTTGTCATGTCCATCAGCTTGCCGCGTATGGTCTGCAGGACATCGCCCCACTCACCCGGCTTTTGCTGCACAATCAGTTCATGCTGCGGATACCACGGCATGGGCCTGACCATGTAGCGCCATGCGGACTTGATGGGCGTCATCACAATGGCCTTCTTGTTCATTGCCCCCGCGAAATGCACCACGCTGGTGCAGACGGTGACAATGAGGTCAAGGCCCGCAACGCAGCCGAACAGTTCGTTCAGGTCCGCATTCATCGCGTCATCGTGTTCGATGCTGCAGCCGAACAGCTTGCGCATCTTGTCAACCTCTTCCCCCGCCTTGGCGGTGTACTGCAGGCTAACCCAATCAATGCCGGGGACGGTCAGCAATGGCCCCAGGTCCTCCGGGTTGACGGAGCGGTGGGAAACATTCGTCATCTTGGTCCCGCCAGCCCACGACAGGCCAATGCGAAGCCCCGGCTTCTTGTACTTCCTCACCAGTTCCGGGTCTGCCTTGATGTAGTTGGCGACCTTCGGGAATGACTTGAGGTCGCGCCGGAAGAACTTCGGCAAGGCACCAATCGGAACCTTGCAATCCGCGCCCGACTCCTTCGGATCCCATGATATGAACTCCTCCTTGCGCGTGCCATGCACAACGCACTGGGGAAATGCCCTCTTCATGATGTCCACCAGACGCGGGTGGCAGTCGATGATCACCGACTTGGAAATCTTCAGAAGGTCAGGAATGCATGAGGCGAAGAGGATTTCATCCCCGACACCTTGCTCCCCGTATACGATGATGTTCCGCCCCGGCTCGCCATTCCATCGTCCGATGTCGTTGCCGTAATCTCGCGCGGCCCATGTCGTAAGGGCGCGGCCCTTGTCGTAATTGTCCCACCCGTTCGCGAAGTCACCCATCTCAAGCTGCGCAAAACTGGCATTGAGCGCAAAGTTTGGATTGTCCGGGTCTTGCTCCAGGGCCTTCAGGGCGTACTTCATAGCCTCTTCCGGCTCGCCTTCGTTGATGTAGCAGCCTGACAGGTTGTGAAGCGTCAACTTGTTGTTCGGCTCCATTTCCAGAGCCTTCTTCAGTATCTCGCGCGCCTTTTCAATGTGTTGCGCCCGCTTGTAGGCAGCGCCAAGGGCATTCAGGTTGTCCCATGACGGGTCCAACTCATAGGCCCGCGTGATGAGCGCAATGGCTATGCCGTATTTGCCCAACTCGGCATAGAGCGCGCCGAGATTGGATAAAGTAATCGGTGCATCAGGCTGGTAACTCAAGACGTGGTCGTAGCAGAACTCTGCCTTGCGATAGAGTTCGACCCGCTCGCTTCGCAGCAGCGAAAGGTCCTCCATTGCCTTGGCGTGGTATTCGATCCCCTCTTCCAGAACGTCTTGCAGCTTCCTGAATTGCATAAGGCACCGTGGTTGAAGTTGGGGGCGAGCGTGATTGCCCGCCCCCGCAGTCGTTACAGTCCAGATCGACCCGTGCCGACCACATACGTGATCGAGCCACGGATGATTGCAGTCACGCACGAAGACCCGGAAATGATCTTCGCCGTCAGCATGCGATAACGCGGCTGCGTATCGTCAGAGAGCGAGCAAGTGGACGGCAATGCGCCCGTCTTGATCGTCCATGCCGCCGTGCCGGTCGAGGACATGCCGCCGCCAGCGACATACAGGGACGCATCCTGGCCCGTGAGGCCAAGATCCGCCTTGATGTCGGCAGGGCTCCACCCCGCCACCTGAAGGTTCGTGATAACCGCGCCGTGCGGAATACGAGCCAGCATGATGAGGGCAGATGTCGAAATCGACGTGCCGTTAGCCGTCCATGCGAACGGGACAGTCGTCGATCCGGCATGCACTTCCACCACGTTGCTATTCAACCCACCCGTGAGGGCAGGCGAATTGGTCATTGTCCAATCAGCCATAGTTCATCCCTCCTTACGGTGCCGCAGCATAGCTGTGCATGGTGATGACGCCGAAGTCGTTGCTGTTGAAGATAGCTTTCTTCAGACCCCAGATGAGACCAGCGGAAACGCCTACTTGGTTTCCGTAGTCAAACTCTTCGGTCTTCAGCGACATCTTGGCGTCAGGCGAGTCGCTGTCGCGCCCGGTCGCCATGATGGCCGACTGTGCGCCACAGAAAATCGCGCGACGGGTGTTCGCAACAGGCGTCGTCGTATCGCAGCAAAGCGGCACGCGGGCCGACTCGTGGATGATGACGTTGTTGTATTCACCAACCGAACCACGGTAGATGTTGTCAGCACCTTCCTCCCGACCGCCCGACAGAGCCGAACGGTTGATTTCCCACCACGTCACGGTGTTCGCCGTGGCCGTCGTGCGCAGGCTGTAGACCTGGTACGGGTGGAGGAACGCCACATACTTGTCCTGACCCTTGTAGCGGATCGGACGAATGATGGGCTGGCCGCTGTCGTTGAGCGTCTTCGCCTTCGCCACGGCGCGGTCAAGCGTCGTGATGGTGAAGGTGTCAACGGTGGACAACGAAGCGTCCGACGTGGTTGCCGACGTACCGACACGAATGAGGTTATTCGTTGACGGTGCCACGGTCGAGTTGGAACCCGTGTAGCGGGTGTCCGTCTGGGCCGTGTTGCCAGAAAGCTGGTTGAAGCCATGTATTCGACTTCAGGTCGCTAACCTGGAGTCCGCCTTTCGGCTGCTTACTGTCGCCAGTAAGAGTAGACCATATCATCACCCTCAACGTGAGGGGCTGTGCGCTTCGGGCCGCTTGGCCCTACTCCCTTGCGGGATGGTCGTTGAACCTTCAATGATGAGGGCAAGTTCCGCCATTCCGGGACTTCCCGAAATTGCAGTTCATGCAGAGCAGCTGAAGAACCTTTGGATAGTTGTTTTTCACAACCCAGTTGTAAAGGTTCAGGCTTGCCTTTCCATGCACTTCCTTACGCATCATCTTTCCGTTGTTATCAATGTGATCCAACGTCAGAAAGAGTGGCTCTGCATCGCCGCAGCAAACACATGCTCCGCCGTACATCGCGTACACTTTTGTGCGTAGTTCGGTATTACGCTTCCTTGCCAACTCATTGGCCCTTGCCCGTCTTTCAGGCGTCCAATGAGCAGCGGGGTTTTTGGCGTAATTTATACGAGCCGCCCGTTTCCTATGCTCTCGGTTGGCTACGTAATGCTCGGTCATTCGCGCCCGATAACAATCGTGGCACTCATGCCGCCTCCCGCCATTGTCGCCCCCGTACTTGGGAAACGTGTTCAACGGGAAGATGGAATTGCACTTCTTGCACAGTCTGGTTGCGTGATCGTTTTTCATTCTATCACTCTACCAAACTATACCTAACTCATCAAGGCTTGGCTGCTGATTGTCTCAGAGAGATGTTCCAGCAGTTCACACAGTTTATTATCTGCCAGTTACCCGGCAGGGCGTCCGTCAATTCAGTTTAAACGCCGAGTCAATACGATCCGCGAACCAGTCAGACAGAGCCGACTGATGTTCCGCCATCACGTCGAACGCAACGCGCTGCTCGGACATTTTGCCCTTGCTTCGAACTGCGTGTCGGAGTTGGTCAACGAGGACCGCGTCCGAGTACGTGATGAGCGCCTCTTCGTTGCCTTCCAGAGTATCGTCACCAGCGATGCCGGTGCCGGAAAGCTGCATGCGCAGACCGACCGTGACTTTGTCACCGGGGCCTTTGCGCACTTCGTCTCTGACCTGGATCAGCGAGGACGCCGAAGAGCCCATGAAACGAGAAGCATACGAGTCGTAAATCGCCTGTACGTATAGCTTCTTCGCCCATGCCTTCACCGTCAAAGCATTTCCGGTCAGGAATTGGGTAGCTGCCATAGCTACTGTTCCTTTCAGAATGTTGATGTGATTTTTTGGGGTCTTGAGCGCAGCTAACGTGTGCGGAACGTGGTGCCTTGTTTAACGTCGGGCAGACGGAACGCGGCTCAATGTGCGCGGGACATCTCGTTTAACGTCGCGAGTGACGAAAGGCGTATTCTGCCGGGAATTACTGAGCGCCCATGATGGCGCGCATGCGCTTTTCCCAATTCTTGTTATCGGAAGAGCCGAACTGCGAAGCGAATTCGTCCTCCGTCAGGGCAAGAAGTGCTTCAATGCTCTGCAAGGATGCTGCGGGCGTTCCTGCGGCTGCAGACGGAGACTTGGCGACCGCCTGCCCCTTCGCGATGCGGTCGAGGTCTGGCCCCTTTGCCTGCGGTGCCTTTGCTGCCGGTGCCGCTTGTGGCCCCTTGTAGCCGAGAGCCTGTGCACGCTGATAGGCGACCTCTGCCGGGTTGCGGTTCAGCCGCTGGGCAATCTGCACCGTCTCAATGGAACGGGCGCGGATGGCCTCTGGAATGTCCTGGTCCGGGATGCCCATCGCCTTGGCTTCGGCAACCCATGCATTCTGCAGATGCTCATGCGCCTGGTAATAGTCAGGGTTGACAGCGGCGAACTCGGCTTCCTGTCGCTGGATGTCCTGCGAAATCTGCTGGACGCGAGTGGCCTGCTCGTTGCGCTGGTCGAGCGACTTGCGCCACTCTTCCTGCTCGCGCAACTTGCGCTGCAATTCCTCGTTCTGTGCCTTGAAATGCCCGATGGGGTCTTCCTCAAGGGACGGGATTTGCGGGGCCTGCGGCTGCGGGTTGTTCTGCTGTTGCGCGTTGCGGAAGAGCGTTTCAAGACGCTCCTGCGCCTTGCGCATGTCTTCCGTGTAGCGCCGTTCCCACTCGCGGGAGCGTTCCGTTGCTTCCTTGCGGCGCTGTCGCTCTTCGTAGAGAGCCGCCTTGCGGATGAACTGTCCACGGTCCTCGCCGTCGATGGCTTCAATGTCTGGCGTGGGAGGTGCCTGCTGCTCGGCAGGGACATTCTCGACCTGCTCGGCTTCAGGAGCGGGCGTGGGCGCAGGGGCTTCGGTCTGCGAGGGCTGGACGGGATTGGCTTCCATGTCAGCCACATCGGCTGCAAGGAAGTCAGGCACTGCGTTGGGTTGGGTCATAGTTCCTCGTTAAGTGGAGGCTGAAACCAGGTAGGTGTTGGGGAGGCGTGTCGGGTAATAGTCGAATGTGCGGATGTGGCCTTGCAATTGCTCCGCAGTAAGCCTTGCCCCAAGGCTCAACTGAGTGACTGCTGGCAAGGTGCCAAGATTGTCCGGTGCAACCGCTCCACCATTTCCTGAAATTGCAAAGTCATTCACAGCCCAAGCGGCAGCGAGCTTTGCCCTTGCAGTTGAGATTGCGCTAAATCCGTCAATTGATGCTTGGTTCACCGCCGCCGTGAACACGTTCAGACGCATCGCGCCCGCTGTATTTGTCCGTTGCAGTGTGAACCTGTTATTAGCTGTCGCGTCATCAAATGACGCAATGGCATTGTTTACTGAAACGTCAGAAGATTGAAAGTCGGCTACATCAACAACAACGGTTCCAACAGTTGCGCTAAATTCAGTTGAAAGTGTGCGAACACAATTATCAGCAGTGCGGGTTACGCTTACTGTGGTGGTGGGGATGTAGGAGGAGGCGAAGGCTGCGGCCTCAATCTGCGCGCCCCATACATAAAGCCCTGAAGTTCCGTCACCAGTGTAGGACGTGACGTTGTCAGCATCGGTAGGTCCAAGCCTTGCAACAGGAGAGCCAGCCCCAGCCCCGCCAGTGTGTGTTATCGTGCAGCGATACCAGCCGTTAGGGTAGGATGTAATCGTTGACGTGCAATTTGATACCGTGCCGACAACGCCAGTGAACAGGTTGAACCAGCCGGTCCTGAATACACCGTCAGGCGTTTGTGCCTGAATATATAACCAAGACCTCTCTTTCGCCTTGGCGAAAACAGATTGGGTGTAGGTTGTGCTGGCTGCAAGGGCGACGTTATTGGATACATTCTTCGTCCCGACCCCGGACGCCTCTTTGAGAAAGTCCGCTGTGGTTGCTCCGTCCGGTGCCGCAACCTGATTGGTGACAACCGTGATGTTGGATGGCGACCACGTCGTGCTAAAGTCTTCCGACTGTGTCCATATGTTCGTCCTGCTCGCTTCCATGAGGAGGCCGAGACAGGCTGGAGAACTGATTGACTGATACTCAATCCTGGGCGTGTTCGTGGACGAGGACACAAGCAAACCGCCCGCGCCCATGTACTTGCTCTGGTTCCCGCCCGTGAACGTGAACAGGCTCGTCAGTGCAGCACGATTGACAACGCCGCCAGTGGGCCGCGTGTAATAAACGCCCGTCGTGAAATCCAGACCGATGCCATCGTGATAAGACGCGGCTCCCCCGCCCCCGCCCAGATACGGCAGGCCGAGTTTCAGCATCCTCATGGGCTAGTTCGCGTTCAGCCGGAATTCGCTGATGTACAGCGTTCCATTCGCGCCTGACTGGATCGCGCTCACCTTGTCGCTTGGCTGGACTGCAAAGTCCTGCGTCTCCGAAGCCGGGAGGAACGCATCGGACGTGGTCGCCGCCGTTCCTGCCGTCGAGAACTTGATGAAGCAGTCCGTCGTGGCGCGAATGCGAACCATTGCCGTGGTCGTGCTGAAAGCAGAACTTGCCGCAGCGGTGCCGGTATAGGCAACGGATTGCGTTGCAACCGGATAGCCCGGAATCTGCACAAGCTGCCCGTTGGACGTTGGTGGTCGATAGCTCATGTCATCTCCTAGTGCATGAGAAGGATGAGGTCTTCCTCGTCCTCCTCGTCCATCTCGTCCCTGCGGCGCTTTTCATCTGCACGCAGCAACGCATAAAACTCTTCAATCTCTGCCTTTGCCCGCTCAAGAAGCGCCTTGGCTATGGCATCGTCAATACGGACTTCCAGGTACTGCCTTGCGGCATTCTCTGCCGC